TATTGCGTATACATATTCTGTGGCAGAACTCCGCGTGCTTGTTCACGACAAACGCCCGCATCCACCAGAGTGTTAAAAAATTTTAAACTTGCGGCGTGATGATCTTGCACCGCCTTTGAGGCGGGCTGACAGCACAATCCTCGCCACACCATAGGGTCTTTTAGGTCTTCGGCGTTGGACGCTTGTCTGTTGGATTTGTGCTGGGTTCTAAAGCTCTGGGGTTCATAAAACTGGATATCGACTTCCGTATACCGCCGTGAGATTTCATTGTAAGACCAAGTGCGATGACGATGATGCTGGCTACGCACAAATAAAGGCACCGTAAAACGAAAGGTGACAAGATTGTGCTCCAGTGTAGAAGTATGTCTGTGGCGTATAAGGTAACTAATAAGTTTTCTATCCCGGTCATCTATTTCTTCTTTTTCCTTACCAAAAGATACTCTTGCGCTATTAACAACGGTTAAGTCGTTACCCATGTGGGACACATATTCAACTTTCCCAATATTATCATCATACAAGCATATACACTTCGTATATTCAGACACTCTACCTCCCGGTTTATCTTATTATAGCTTACTTATTCTTCGCAGTCAAATTCTTCAAGCAAAGTTTTAATATCTAGACCGGCACAATCGATTTTTCTTTTACTAATGTGATAGTGACTCACAAAACCACTAAAATTACCATACAAAGCATCTTGATAATATTTGGTAGATGTTTTGTCAAACTGATTCAGTGGGGTCTGTAATTCTACGCCGGCGCTTTCGTGAATGGCTTGCCAAAGTGCTTTTAGGGCCTCTATTTGGACCGGATAAAAACCCAAGAATGGATCTAGCTCTTCACCATGAACCCAAGCGTTTTCCACAAGAGGACGCTGGCCGTGGCCGTTGCGGACATACCAATCCTGATATTTAGGATAGTAGGCATTGGTTATCTCCACACCCACCGATGCTCGGTTGCCGCGTTCGTGTCCTGCGTGCCACGCTCCATGTTGCATGTCGAGAGTCTGATAAATGGTTCCATCATTGTCAATTAAAAAATGAACAGAAATCCCACGTTTGTTTAGTATCTTAGAACAGAATGTAGAACTTAAACATACATCCCAGTGGTTTACAAAGAGCCTGATATTTCTTTTTGGTCTTCCCGAATAATCATAGTAGGTGCCAGGATTGGCTTTTAAGCCGCCGTGCTCTGACCACAATACAACTTTATCCCACTTAATAGAGTGAAAATTGCCTTGATATACAATAAAGTTAGAATATTCAAGATTTTGTGGCTTATAGTCATCGATATCAACTTGTCTCGCGGTCCAAACGCGCCGAAATGTGCCTGGGCCACATAATCCGTCTGCGCTCAATCCGTGGTCGCGTTGCCACTTCTTCACGGCGCGAACCAAACTTTCATCAAAGTGCTTGACACCAAACCAAGTTGGATCCCAGCCCAATTTGGCAGCAGACGCTTGATTATAGAAGTTTTTATCGATAGTCATACAAAAAATCCCCTTTTTTAGGGTAATAGCCCTATGACGTAATTATCGAGAACAACTGAAATTCTTATGTTTTCCACATTTATTTCTTCTAACATTTTAGAATCAAAGACAATTTGACAACCAGTGGATAGCATCCCAGCAAATCTTACGTCTTCTGACCAATTTACAACTTTGCCAGTTTGAAAGCGGGGATTCTCCGGCTGATAGTCGTCAGGCAAAAGAATTGTGCCTGGGGCAACATCTTCTTCTTCGGATGTTAAATTAACTTGAATATATCTATTGACAGGCTTAAACATGTTCTACCTCTTTCATTATTAGTTTTTCTTGTGTTTTGTATTGTTTTTCCGTTAAGAATATATCTTCGCGCCTATTGCAAGTTTTACACTCTACAGTCAAAGATATATTGTTTCCCGCTGTTGCGGCAACATTGCCCACTGGAAGTAGATAACAATTTTTCATACCGTTTTTACAAATACGGCGCAAATCTCGTTTTTCGAGAAGATGATTGAAGTGCATTATAGCCTCTCTATTGGTCGAATTGAATTTCGCAACTATCACCATCGCAGAATTTGGTGCCGGAGCCTTGCTCTTCAACTTTAAATCTTTGAATTGGTGTAATGTTTTTAATTAGTTCTTCGTATTTTTCTTTAGTAATTGGCTCATAGGGCGGCTGTTTATATCCCGTCAACTGATAGCGTAGGAAGGAAACGGCCTTTAATCGACTTTCGTACATCTCTAGCGCGCTTTTAAGTTGTTCGCCTTCCTCCTCCTTAAAAGTTACAGTAATGGATACAGAATTATCGGCCCAATAATGTTGATACTGAGCGGCGATCTCAAGCTGCTCCCAAATAGTAGCTTCCTTCTTGCCCTTTTGAAAATAGGGCTCCTGAACGGGGAATTCTACACAAATTGTATTAGGGGAATATTCATCATCCTCGATCTTATAGCCTGCTGCTTGTAAAGGTTCAACTAATTGTGAATCTTTTGAGAACCTAATTCGTCTAATATAATATTCATCTTCGGGAAAATGAATCCCCGGCGTTGAGCCATTAAGCAAAGACACAGTTCCAGAAGGCTTAATCGAAGTCATACGCACAGACTTTGGAATACAAAGCCAATTTGAATATTCGTCATCAAGTTTTTGAACATGAGCGTATGCCTCATCACACCAATTTAAAATTGTACGACGGCCAAACTTATTAAACGCTTGGATCACCCCTGATTGGGAAAGTCCGATGCGTCGGTTCTTAAGCATCTTGGCGTTTGTCTCAGGCCAGTGTGTGTTGGATAGCGTAATAGTCTTTCCATAAAGATATGCGATCTTTAATGTCTTTAGATAGTCTTCGTAATCGTCATGCTTTGCGGGGAATGTTTCTACTAAGCAACAAAGCTCCGCGTCTTCTAGCTGCTGTTCCACACAAGGATTAAATCCTGCAACATTTACGTCGTCATAGCGAGGAGGATCCTTGAATCTGCCCCGTGTACGAGCATTGTCCAACCAAATGTAGCCAGGTTCACCATTCTTTTGTGACTGCTCTGCATGCCATGTATAATCCATGCCCACCACAGCATTAAAGGAATTGTTGGAGCCCCAACGGTGATGATAAAGCTTTTCTTTATCATTCTTCATTTCTAAATATAAACGATCATTATAGGCGCCCATAGCCAACGCAGCAGACCGCCGAACATTCCCAGCTACCACGCAGCGTCCAATAAGATTTTCTGTGTCTACAATATCAATTGAAGAAATAGGATCGCCAATCTTAGCAGAATACATTTCAATTAAATTATTGTGAAGTTCCTTAAGGGGAGCATAACCACTAGAAGTCCCTCCAAAGCCAGCAATAGGTGCGCCCTCGGGGCGAATCGCCGTGTAATCAAATTTCGGTACCTTAGAGCCAAAAAAGAAACCATCCAACAGCATGTGAACCGAATTCACCCAACCTTCACGGGAATCATCAATGATGTGTGTATCGTTAGTAAAATCAGGCTCACTGATAGTAAAACTGTTAGCTCCCTCTGTGTCAAAACCAACGCCGATGCCAAGCATCAGCGCATCCATCATCCACGCAAAAAGATAACCACCTTTTATGCGAAGGTCGCGTGTCGAACGAAAAGCGCAATTAAAGAGACCAGCGGCGGTACGATCTTCTACAAATTTGGTGCCCATCATCCACAGGCCACGACCAGGAGGAGTCCATTTAAGATTGAACAAACGATCGTATGCATCTTTTGCGGTTGCCTGTGCTTTTGTATCAATCCACTCCAAGCCAAGCATAAAGACGTGCTGCTTCTGCATATTGAACATGCCCTCGATAACACGACGGCATGTTTGCCACCATTCTTCTGTTCCAGTGGCATGTGGATCGAACTCGCTCAAACGGCGAGAGTATGTGCGTTTAAACGTCACATATCCTAGCGGCCCCCAAGGTACCTCTGCTGTCTTATAGGGCTCGATAAACGTGTCTGATAATCTAAACCGACGGATATTTTCTAGTGTTCTCATTATTTGTCTTTTCCTTTTAATTTTGTATATTTGGCGCGCAATAATTGTTGCTGCATCCGGGGACCTAGGGGTGCAGGCGTTGTTGTTACTTGGGCACCATTAACCATGTTGCTGGATTGTGGTGGCATTATTTTGATATTCACATTAGAAGTGTCCATAAATATATTATACACCATTCCGTCGGGTCCGTTTCTATTTTTTGCAATAAACATTTTACCTTGATTATTTTGTTTATCTTGAATAGTTCGAGAGATAGAGAATATGAAATCTGCCACAAAGCACTTATTAAATGCCTCGGAGATTTGTTCCATTGTTATAACTTCTGCATTCAGCCCCGATCTATTGGTTTGAGAGGCGGTCCAAACGGGACATTGAAAGTCGGTTGAAATTGCTCTCAACTCTTCATAAATAGATTCCAATTCGCTTCTTTTCTCTTTTCTTACTACAACAGGTTTTAAAAGATCAGCATAATCAATAATGATCATTCCTGGTGTTATACCTCGTTTTATAAGTTTTGATAGATGTGTTTTGATTGTGTTGGTAGAAGCAGATTTGGTAGCATACTCCTTGACAATCAGTGTTCCATCAAGATCTTTAATTTCATCGTAAACTTCATCTTTAAAATTGATAATATCTGACAAAGGGTAGCCTGTAATACAACTGTCATAGCGAGTCGCAATAATTCTATCTTGGAGTTCCAGAGTATAATGAACTACTGTTTTACCTTCTTTGATGGCTTGTGTACCCAAATGAACCAACGCCATACTCTTGCCAGCGCCAGTGGGAGCGATCACAACACCCAACTCACTTTTACCCAAACCACCCCCACACAATTTGTCAATCTCGGCCCACCCAGTTGTGCAAGGCACTCGATAGCGAGGAACAAAACGCGCTTCAAAGTCAGCCATATAATCATAACCAAAATTGTTTTCGGAGCCGAGTTTTAATGCTTCGTTGATAACTGTCGAGATTTCATCAAACGAACAATTTTGTAGAAGCTCAACAGATTTCAACATAGCTTCTTTAAGATTTTGCTTACGACAAAAATCAAGCGCTGTTTCTTTGATGTACTCTGCATCGGAAAGTTCATGATTATGAATACGCAAAAAATATTCACGGACCTGTCTTTGAATAACCTCGTCTTCGTTATCCAACTCTGTCTTTAAGATTATCGTAATAGCCTGAATAGAGGGGTGTCTACCATAGCGGTTCCGATAGTCGACAATCTTTTGCAGGAATATACGCAAATACTCCAATTCTAAAAACGATTGATTTAAAACCTCTGTGATTTGATCAGCAAAGGGCCGATCTTCATAAATTAGTTGAACAAGTCCTTCTTGGAAGGATTTACCATACCTTCCAAAACTTGCATCATTTGTTATCATTAAAGCCCTCGCTTATATTAATTATAGCTCTTCTTACCCAAATGTCAAGCCAAAAGACGCTACTTTTTAGCTCTTGACGGAGCCTTTCTCGCTTACAATTCGGTTTAAGTTGGTGCGTAGATCTTCCCAATTTAACTCACCAAAGCCATCATCCCGCATCATACCCAAGATTTCTGTACGATTAAGATCGAACTCAAAGTTTTCTACAGCCTCCTTCACAACTGCCTTAGATTTAATAGACATTTGGGGAGAATATAACTGCATCATCTTATAATTGTGTTGGATGAGATCGCGGTTATCGACCACATTGCTGTAAAACTTTAGATTACTATCCTCTAGTTTTTCTTCACAATGTTCAATTACGCGATCAATAGTGTGGGTATTTGCCTCAGCCAAGAAACCCAGGCGCTTTGCTACGGTCGCAAAACCCGCACCCTTGATACCGGGGAGATTATCTGACGC